TTAGAACACTTGGACTTTTAGCATCACAGTTAGCTCGCGCTGTACGACATTGTTTGATTCAGTTTTGAATAGATGGCCAATCAGTGGAACGTCCTTGAGAACCGGCACCCCCTCTTCACTTTTTCTATTTTCCTCACTCACCAAGCCGCCAAGTACAATTGTCTGGCCGCTTTTAACTGAAACCGTGGTTTGGATTGAGCGCTGATTTGTCACTATGTCGCTCGCAATAGTCGAGTCCGTTACACTAGACGACTCCTGACTGATTTTAAGAATTGCCGTACCATCTTCTAACACATGAGGAGTAACTGACAACGAAACACCCACATTTTTACGCTCGATACGGGTAACACTTTTACCTGCATCAGTGACTTCCTTAGCAATCAAAAATGGAACATTCTGACCCACAGAAATAGCGCCTTGCTCCCTGTCCATGACCAACAAGGTTGGAGTAGACAGTATTTTTGTATTCTTCACTTTAGCTGTTGCCGATATTAAAGCTCGAATATCGCCACCACTTGAATACATCAGATTCCCACCAAGGCCAGAGCTAAGTGAGCCGAGTGTATTCGACGTAAATGTGAAACCTGTTTGCTTCAATGCAGTTGAAAGGTCCACACCAAATGAGAAGCCATCACCCGCATCAGTTTCCATGATAATCGCTTCAATTAGGACTTGCCGAATAGGTGAATCTAGCGCCCTTCTGAGCCCTGCAAGTTGCTCATGCACTTCAGGTGATGTAATTGCCAGTATCGAATTTGAATTAGGTAACACACCGGCACTAGGAGTTTGAAATTTTATGTCATCAAACTTTTCCATAAACTGTTTATCGGTATCGGGGGTTTTTATCGCTTGCTGAAACAGCGGCAAGACTTTCGTTGCCTGTATGTTTGAAAACTTATAAACCACTGACTCCAAAGCCCCTACCGTTATCAACTGATTGGTATTGTTTTCGATACGTACAACATCCCCATAATCAAGCATAACTAAGTTATTAGACTTGGTTATATGGTCAAGCAACACCATCAAATCGACAGTTGAAACCGAAGGAATATCAGCAGTCAGAAGCGTTCCCGATACAGAGGAACTAACGACAATAGTTTTTCCCGTAACATGAGAAAGCCACTGTGTCAGCTCTGTTATTGGTGTATTTCTGAGCTGGATTGGTTTGTTTTGTTTTTCGGCGAACGCTGCATTAGAAACAAACAAACATACAAACAAACTAACAAAAAACCGTTTCATCATTCGCATCCTTATGAAGTGTGATGTGGCAGGCATGTTTAACTGTCACTTGATAGCCCATAGCTGTTAACTGACTGGATGAATAAGACTTTTCGGGTGAGGAGATAATAAAGCGCTCAAAATTTGGCAAAGAAGAATATGAAATTATTTTGAAATCACTGAAAGCGGATTTCGTAGCAAAAGCATCACCCTGGCTTGTTTGTTCCTGCCCCCCTTTATCTAAACTACCCTGTTCACTGTTGGGCTCATAAGATACGTACAAATAAATACTGGGTATGAGTGCTCCAAATAGGACCAGTTTAAGACGAGACCACTTTTTCAAATAAATTTTGGTAATTCTCATGATGTTTCTCACTGTACACGGCACCTGATATCTGCCATGTGTGTAATATGGGGGTAAGACTGAGTAGGTCGAATTTGAGTAATTGGGACTAAATATTTGCTTTGTGTCGTAGCATGGGTAAAGGCTACTTCCGACTGTCAACCACTTATCAACAGTGATGGAATTGTTCGCCACGCCATATTTAACTATGCCAAAGTGAATACGGGGCAAGGGCAGCTTATTGCCCGTTAACATCCAGAAAAGTGTTCCAACTAAGGGAATATTCAAGCGGTCAGTTCTGCGGCAGTAAACAACCAATTCCCCTAACGCTTCGCGCGCTTGCTTATCGACCAATGAAATATTCTGAATTAAAAAGTCGATGTCCCATCCTCTTTTCCTGGCATGTAAGAACCAGTCAATGATCTCTTGACGACTCTTATCATTCCACGTTCGAGAGTTAAACCATGTGCCACACTCATCGAGTACGATCAGGCCATTTTTAGATTCATCATAGCTGTGGTTGCCAATGCCAATATTGATAAAGTCCTCGACACTTGGCTTGTCTGGTAGTCGATACAAGCGAGTGTTCTTCTTATCTCTGCCAAGCATAGGTACTAAATTTATATCTAGGTTGGTTGCAACTGGCAGCCCTTTCATTAACCTGTCTTTGATTCGGGAAACTGAATTTAAACTTTTGCCAGACCCAAGTTTTCCGGTAATAAAATGAACGGTCATATCAACGCCCCTGTGCAAAAGATTCTATAAAATACACTTTCCAAACCCACACATAACGGACTGCGTGCGCTGACACAATGGAGGACAAGCAGACTGCTGCGTTATCAGGAATGACAAGCGAAGCCCCATGAATCAACCCTTCCGGAGCAACAACAGAAATTGCTAGTATTAACGCCTTGATAGCTGCGAAAACAGCGAGAGTGAGCCCCGAAACTGCGGTAACAATAGTCAGCTGCATAGCCACTTTAGTTGTCAGATATTTTGCAAAGAACGCAATGACCTGACCGAACAACCCGGCGAAGAACGCAATTAAAGCAGGAAATCGCATCATACTTGCTGCACCGGTAATAATAGGTAAAAGAAATGCGGGCATATCTATACTCCTTGTTTCGCTGGCGTACCTCTTGGGACAATGCCAGTCGTTAGTATGTTAATTAAGTTGAAAATGGTATAAACACCTAAAATCCAAGCGAAAAGCTCCTTGAATTTGGTAGAAAATGCACAAGAGATTTCGTAACGTTTACCCTGATAATCAAACAGTGTTAAAGGCCGGCATTCCGTCGCCTGTGGGATTACATCGGTAAAATAGGAAAGCAACGACTCAATAGCCGATTCGTCCAGGTCGTTACCCAAAGGGCTTGTTTGTGAGAACTCGTTTATCTTGGTCTCAAAATTCGATTGATAGCCTGTAATCTCGCCGTCGAAATACTCCCCTAACGTGTCGAATATGTTTTTCATTCCAGCAGTTGTGATACCGTGAGGGTTCTCACAGTAATTATTTTCAATGCTTGGCACACAGCTTTCACCAGGTTTCGGCTCTGTATTTTGTTTTATGCTATTAAGCAGTTGATTAGTCGCATCAAGCTTCGAGTTTGTACTGTCTATCTTCGGGCTCAATGCATCAGTCTGCTGTTGAATAGACTGCCTGGTAAGATCAAGTTCAAATGCATTTCCAGCCTGCAAATCCCTGACAGCCGTGTTAAGTTGAAACACAGAGTCGCGCAGTAAATCAGAACGCAGTTTGTTATCGTCATTTAACTGTCCTATTGAAGCACTGAGGGCTTGAGTCTGATTTATTAACCCTGCATTGATACCGTCACGCACAGAGTCGCCAGACTGTCTGACACTGCCACTCAAATCAGTTAGCTTATCTATGACTTGCTCACCAGAGTGGTTTTCCTGTTGTCTAAATTCTTCAATTTTCTGAATGAGACCAGATAAATCAATATCAGGGTTTGGTGTCGGATCTGGGTTTGGATCTGGGTCTGGAATATCCACTGGGCAAATCGCATCAGCTAGGCGATATGAACCATCGCTGCATTGCTGTATCGGTGGTCGGTCACAACCTGGATAGCCCAGTAAGTCAGGTGGAAAGCCATCAGAGCATTGATTATTACACTGGCTTGAGTCTGACAAAATACAGTCTTTATTCATCAAGTCTATTGTGTATCCATCCGGACAGTACTTGTCCTGGAAGCTCATGTATATGCACACCGTTTTCTGCCTTTGTGCATTATCAACAGGGTCTATATAGGGAACTTGGACAAGCGAATTTAGTCTGACGCCGTTTGATGTTTGTGGACAGTCAGCGCCATTTGGGTCTAACCAATGTTGACCGCGATACTTAATCGGGTCTAGCACATCATTCCCTATCAGGAAGCGCCCTTCAGCCATTTGTGAGTAAGACTGAACAAATGCAAGACCACTGGGCGCATTTTCCGTCACGATGGGCAGTAAATTAGTGGTCGGTTGACAGTTTTCAGCGAAAGATGATGCTGATAATAAAGACAAAGCAGCTAACAATCTCATTTTCATTCCTTAGATCAAAAAAGGACAGCGAGCTGTCCTTTGCTTAAAGTATGAGCCTGCCCTGTTAAGTCGCCTTTGAAACAAAACGTTTGAACAGTTTGATGATCACAAATGCAGATGTGACTGAAATCAGGATTGGCCAGGCCAATGTTTCCAGCTCACTAATTTGCGTGGTGAATTTCGCAAAAGCTTCTGTGATACCACTTGGTAATGCAGTTGTGGCAAAAGCCGAAGCGCACGCAAATGTTGACGTAATTAAAAGCCCTGCTTTTGATAACTTAGATTTAAGAATGTTTTTCACGATATAGTTTCCTCTGTTAGTCGCTTTAAAAATAACCACCCTGCACCAATGCCCCAACCAAGAGCAAAAGCACCGAGAAAGTAGGAAGTTAACGTAATCATCGTTGACCCCCTGAAATTAAACCAAGGCCAAAACAAGCAACGAGGCCCAGGCCAAAAATCAGGTCATATAGCTGACGACCCAATTCAATGAAAAGCTGAAATTCGTCACTCGACATCCGGCTTTCCTTTTGGGTTACTTAGTTTGATGTGTAGCTATTGAGTTCAAACGGAAGCCCTTCCACTCCATTTGACGCGCCACATTTGCACCTTCGTAATACTCAAGATTGAGTAGCACTGGCTTCAAGCCCCATCCGTTCGGGTCGGACTGGAGTTTTTCTAGCTGAGAAAATGTGCCATTTGCCATTTGCTCATTCGTAACCTTCACCGTCCAAATGCTTGCCGGGCTTTTAGTGTGGAACTTAAATTCAGCGGTTTCTGGTAATGGCGCGCCTTTGTCGTCCGTCCGATTGACGCGCTGTAAGTCTGTGATTGCACCTTCGATACTGGCCATGGTTATAACTCCTTTGAATAGTCTTCAATAAGTTGATGTTGTGACCTGAGTAGGTCGTTTAATCTGTCGTTTTGCATGTGAAATCCGTTAGGTTACAGTTAATGACACAAGTCCAAGGCGACTTCGTCGCTATTGACTACAGAAAGCGCCTCGTAATCCATGAAAAGGCACATGTTCTGATAGTCCTCAACAACACAAGATTCCAAGAACTGCATTTCCTCTACACTTGGCTGTTCAAAGCGGCCATCATCTACCCAATTCTGAATCGACTCAGAAACTCCAAGCATAATCTTGCGCTGTGCATGGATGTCTTTTTCACTCAATACCTGATTCGTGCCGCGACGAGTAATCACAACAACAGAATCCCATGCAACACCAAGAATGCGTTTTGCTGGCATATCGCCGTATTTAGTGGAAAAGTAAGGCGACTTTGATTCACTTCGGCTTATCTCCCCTGTGATTTGGTCAACGATGTCAGGAATTTGATAATGAATGCGCACCGCTTGGTCTTTGCGTTTAACCTGCACACCACCCATCGCAAGACAGAAAGCCGCCCAATCGGAAGCGTCAGCCGCAGCCCTTACTTTCTCAAGGGCGTAACGAGAAACCGTGTCTAAGTTCGTGTTCATAGAGTTTGCAACCTCACATTTGCCGCTTTCACCCATGCCAAGGCGTCTCAGTTCGCGCCATGTGGTAACGCTTGGGCCGCCGATTTGCTGAAAACGTCTGATGTTAAATGTGCTGGCCCATGTGGATGCGCGCTCAGCGGCATCAGCTGGAGCGATAGAAATCTTTCCTGCTTCAGGACAAGTCACTTGATTGATGTGTTCACCGTTTACAGCTTTGGTGATGTATTTGGCGATATAACCCGCCGCACTGCCTTTGCTTTTGTCGATACTGATAGCTTTAAAACGAGTGGATGATGTACGAACTTCGCCAGGCGTATCTTTAAGTGCCAGTGACTTTAAAATCTTGCGCGCTTTGACTGCCTGACCTTTCGCCATAAACAGGAGCATATGCCAATGTGGGCAACCATCATGATGGGGTTCAACAACACGAAACCCATAAGGGCGAATACCTGCCTTGGCAAACAAAGCCCTTGCTCGTTTCCATAAGTCATTGAAATAATCTTGTGCATCATTGGGCGTTGAGCCATCATATTTACGGTTAGGAATACCGCTCGCATGTACAGAATGAAAACGACTGGGTGCAGTGATAGTGTAAAATTCCCCACGATGACCTAGCATTTTTGAGCACTCTTCAAAACCACGAATACGCACCATAAGCTCCGCAGCGAGCTGTATACCTGAGGTGGAGCTTTTAGCCGCTACATCTTTAAGTGACTCAAACTCGTCGAAGGGACTGGCGTCATGTGGAACGACGTACAAATCATTCATAATTTCTTCTGATTTAGCGTTACGCTCGCGCTTTCTGCGAATCGTAAACTCGCTTACATAAGGAGATGACTTTTTGTGCACCGTACGCATATCACGGGCTAACTGCTCGATGACAAGCGCCTGCTTTTTACGCAACCGGCGACGCCACCATAACGGACAAGCCATCCGATTTAGTGCGCCAGTCAATAAAGCCATGACACTTTGGCGATAGGCTGGGGGTAATTTTGAGCGCTCAGCAGGCGAAACCGTAAAATAAGTATCATCAAACTTAGGTGGCTCAACGCAATACATGCGAAAATCGTTGCAAAGCTGTTTGTAGAACTTGTAAGTGTGCTGATTGCACTTAATACGCAGCTCGAACAGGCGGGCTTTGTCCTCTGCGATCTGGCATAGTTCGTCATCTGAAACGCTTAGGTTGATGCCGCCCATCGTTAATACTCTGTCCGCTTCTAACAACCGTTTGCGCGCTTCTGAATAACCGAAGAACTTATCAGTGACTAAGTAACCATTGGCAAGCAAGATGGCCAAGTTACTATGTGTCTGTAATATTTGTGAACGCAAATGGTGACTATCTAATTTTGACTCTGCTATACGCTGCTTGATGGGTAATTTAGCGCGCGTAACGATGGCCTGTGCACTTGTATCAGGTCCAATGTGAGCAATAGCATTTTCAGCCGATTGTGTTGGGAATGTTTTCTCAAAAACTGTCAATTGGCGTTCATGAAGCATGGCGTGCCCTCCCCTTAAATTTGAAAGTCTAAATTCGCGGCTTTGGCTGCCTCTGCATATAATGCAACCATGTTGATATACTTTTTCACTCGTGCGGGGTTTTCATGGGGCGCACATGGCGGCGTATAGGTAGGCAAACGCCCACTTGCGACGGCGTTCACGACGTCCTTTACCTTTTGACCTTGTAACCTGGCGTATTCGTCATAGGTTAAAATTGGAGATGTGAGAGATAAAACTAAGCGGTCACTCATGTTATATTTCCGTATAGAGACGATGTCATTGCAAATTAGACTAATCCATAGATATTTTCTATGTCAATAGAAAATATCTATGTATTTTGGAGTTAGTATCAGATGAAACTTAACAATGCTGAGGAAGTGCTTGAAAAGCTTAGAGTTCTATACGAGTGTAAAACCCTAACAGAGTTATCAAGAAAGTTCGGTAAAAATACAAGCTGGGCAGCCCAGGCCAAAAAAAATAACGCTATCCCATACAGTGAATGCGCCCAAGCTTGTATTGAATTTGGGGTTTCAATGGATTGGTTTTTATTTGAAAAAAACACCTCAAGCCTAAAAAAGAAAGAGGTTCTAAACGAAGTCCAGGATGGTCTTTTTGAAGCTCAAACGCTTGAAGTGGTATCAGGTTTAAGTGCTGAGCAAATCAAAGTCGCTTCAACCCTGGTTTTAAAGCGACTTGAATCTAAGATCATGTTTTCTGATTAGTGCCTTTCCCCTCAATACTTGAACGCCATAGCCAGCTTTTAAAAAAGTCATCACCGCTCGAAAGCTGGCTAATAATCATCAACTCATTGCAATCGGCATTAGTGCATAGCACAGCCTCAGTCACTAAATGAAGCTCAAGCTTATGATTGGGGCTATATATTTTTGTGGGAACAGACACAGCTATAAGGTTTGCCCCAGCCAATAAGGTATTGCAGCGAGGGCATATAAAGCTCGATAAAGTCATTTCGAATATACCTCACCGCCATGCTTACGCTCGCGGTATCTGGATACTCTGACTTTCCAGCTTTCGTAAGCATTTACCTTATCATCTAAGGGCATTTCGCCGATTGATTCAAAGTCCTCTAATAGCTCATGGGCGAGTTCATCAAGTGTTTTACTCTCGTCATCATCGGCACGGTAAATCGCTAATAATGTCAGAAATAACATAGCACCAAAAAAATAAAGCATCTTCAACTCCAATAATTCGTTCACCAGAAATGTGTTTATTAGAAAATTGAAAGCCTTAGGCGAACCTAGGCTGAAAAGCTCATATTGAATATGAGTAAAATGCTCTATATGTTGGAGTAGCGTGGCGCTATGAGCAGAAAAGCCAACACAATTAAGCTAATCCACAATCAGTAGAAAATCAAGCTTGTTTTTTACGCTAAGATAGCTATTCTAAAAAACGCATCTACAAATGAAATTCGTTTAAGAAATTTCAGAGGCCACATTTCAAGTGTGGCCTATTTCCAAATTACATTTCTAGTTAAGCTAAAAATAAATGTCCATTATAAAAGTAAAAACAGGATATAAAATTGATATTAGGCCCTGGGGAAGAAGTGGCCGCCGAATTCGAAAAGTGTTCCCAACCCGAGGGGAAGCACAAAGATTTATAAACCACACTGTAGCTCAAGCTGAGGATAAGCCTTGGAAGCAGGAAAAAACGGACCTAAGGAAGCTATCTGAGCTTGTAGCCACGTGGTACAAAATCCATGGGCAGACTTATACAGACCCACAAAAAGCCCTGAACAAACTGGAAATGATGTGCGAAGCCTTTGGTGATCCAATCGCTCAATCATTTCACTCAAAGACGTATGTTGATTGGCGAGGAAGCCGAATGACAGGTGAAAAGGCTATTTCGGGTAAAACGGCCAATAATGACTTAGCACTTTTAAAAGGCGTATTTAATAAACTCATTGAAGTAGGTGAAATTAATTACCCAAACCCCTTAGCCGATGTAAAACCTTTCAGATTGCAGCAGACAGAGTTAGCCTTCCTGACCGAAGAAGAAATACAAACCGTATTAAACGAGCTTAAACGCTCGTCTAATCCGCACGTTTATATCGTGGCAAAAATATGCCTGGCTACCGGATGTAGAATAAGTGAAGCTCACACATTAAAAGGCTCGCAAGTGATTCAATCCGGTGGAAAATACAAAATTATGTTCATGAAGACTAAGGGCAAAAAGAACCGTACAGTCCCTATATCGCAAGCTCTGTATTATGAAATCCCCAAAAAATCAGGACCACTCTTTGCAGATTGCCGAAAAGCTTTCGAGCGTGCAATAAATAACACCGACATTGTCTTACCAACGGGACAATGTAGCCACGTACTTCGACATACCTTTGCCAGTCACTTTATGATGAATGGGGGGAATATATTGGTATTACAACAGATACTAGGTCATGCGAAGATAGAGCAAACCATGGTTTACGCACACTTCGCACCGAGTCATTTGGAGGATGCGATTAAATTAGGGCCAAAATTATAGTTTATACTTAACAGGTAGTAGAAAGCAGCATTACGCTTTTTAAAAAATAAAAAAATGTTAAATTAAGAGTTTTTTATTATTATTGTAAACTTCCTCCATGATAGCGCAAAAAGGATTAAGGCTGAAATCAAAAAAGAGAAGCCAAGATTTAAAAGCAGAACATCTATTTTAATATCAAAATTATCTAAAAGCTTCTTATGAGGCAAAAACATACTTGATATTAAAGAAATGCAACTCGCTATTAACGCAAAGCCAGTATGCTTAATCTCATCAAGTATATTATTAAACATTACTTTCTGTGTTTTTAAATTAGACAATAATGTGTTCGATTTTGCTCCCGAATAGAAGGTTTGAGCAGCGATAATAAAGCCAAATAACATAGCTGCCACTGTTGCGAGTGGACTTGCTATAGCTAAGATTGTTCCGTGATCTTTGGGAACATAAACACTATTAGCCAAATAAGCAAACAAAACACCTATAAAATAAATCACAATGAATTTCATAAATTACTCAGATTTAATTTGTGGCTATTGCATACTGCCTCAATGTACTTTTGTTCGATCCGTAAGCTCTCATTAATGCCCACTTCACACTCCCCAACTTTGGGTACCCCTTCTCCACGTCTACATCAGTCGTATACTTCAGCTCTTGAGAGAGTAAGTTCTCAGGTTTGTGGCCGCTACCCGCTGCTTGTAACTGAGCTTTCTGTATTTCTGGATCTGTAGCCTTTTTCTTACTTCCAAACTTATCGATAAACTCTACTATTCCATCGGCTACATCATGTGATAGGTATCCTAGCGTACCTTTTCTATTGCTTGCTCTACCCCAAAAGTCCAACTTGAGTTTACTCATTCCGTTTTCAGACATCATTTTGACAATCGTTTTGCTGAAAGCATTTTGTAAATCTAACTGAGAATCTTTAAAATTTCTAGGTAACGCAACCGTTACTGAGCACTTTTTGACCGACTGCCCTTTTCTCAAGACGTCCTGCAATGATTTTTGATTCCAAATGGGGTCAAAATCTATCGACGCTTCATCTTCTTTATAGGTCAGAGCATAAGCTAAATCATCTGGTCTCGGGCCAAGTCTATTAATATTAAAGACTAAAATATCCGTATCTACATAGTATAAAAAGTAACTTCTTTCATAAACATACTGGTCGTCCTCAAGCTCAAAGTTAGTTTCTTCATTTTTCTTCTTGTCATACATAGAAGGGAGAAATGTGTCCCTAGCCACAGCAATATAACCAAAATAACACTTTGAATTAGCGTCGTAGCTATCAATTCTGAAGTTTAAGTCCCGACTCGTATTCCCTGTAATAGGCCTACTAATAGGTTCTCTTCTATTCTCACAGGGAAGATTTTTATGTCGAGCATAGGCATTTTTGAAACAATCTGCAGTAACAAGCGACTTTGACTTATCATCTTGACCAGAGATATAGAAAGAGGCACTAAGCTGTTTTGTCTTTTTAGCTTTAGATTCAGACAACTTCATTTCCTTACAAAATATTTATTGAGTAATTTTTTCACCTTTGAACTTTTTTATCAATAAGCATTGTCACTAGTTGTACAAGTTCTGGCGTTTTTCAATACCTGTGTAAATCACACCTGCTTTGAATTACGTAGTCTATGTCCACATTGTGCCCACATTCATTAGCCAACACAAGGTTCGGCTAGATTACACGAGATTACAAGACTTTGTTTTTGATATAAATCATTGTTTTTAAAGGAAGCATAAGAAAATCGACGCTTTCTGGACGGGGGTTCAAATCCCCCCAGCTCCACCACATAGCAACACCGAAACCCCATCAAAGCACTTGTTTTTGATGGGGTTTTGTTTTTCTGGGATTTGAGTAGTGTGTAAATGGGGAGGCAAATGTGGCATGATTTGTCACGTTTTAGTCCCTCGTAAAATTTAAAACAACTGAAGAAAGGAAAAACTCTATAAGTGGAAAAGAACCAAATTAGGGAATGTTTTTATCCTGTCTTGTTCATTGAGGGAAGTGTTCTAATCACTTGCCTAACGGTATTTATAATTGCTTTAGTAAAAGTTATCTTTGGAAATGATATGTTTGAATTAATTAAAGACATAACCTCTATTCTAGGTGGACTGGCAAGCTTATTTGCAACAATTCTTGCGTGGAAAGCCTATAGTCAATGGGTAGACAAGCTTAAAAAGACGAACTCCATTACTCTAGAGCAGAATATTTACTTAGAAATTTTTTCGACTGTCAAAACAATGGAGCCTAGTGTTAAAAGATATATTTCTAACACTAGATCTTTAATTGATACATATAGGAATCTAGATGAAAGAAGCCCCAAGTATGAGTCTTTACTAAAAATATTTGAAGACAATCATCTTTATTATTTAAAATCCTTAGAAGCAGCAACTCAAAGTTTAGATAAATGTAGTCACACTCTTGACTTCATCGGTTTAAAACAACTTGATAGTGACATTAAAGAATTATTAGAAAAAACAAAATCACTTACAGAAATTAGTATCTATGAAGAGGAAAATAAAGTCATTGCTAACTCAGATATATTTGATAGCGATTTAATTAAGAATAAATATACTGAGAGTGACATAAGTATATTAATAGAACAGATAAAAAAAGGCTGAAAATAACAATCAGCAAAGCCTCTAAATAGCGGCTCAGGGGGATCCCCCCCTCATAATTGAGGGCCTCTCGAGCCGATGTATCAAGCGCACGTATTTACGTATAGCCCAGCGCAGTTGCTTTCCTGTCGAGGGGGTTCATAATTCTGTGTCAGCCTACTGAGCTCAAAGCTCGATGCAGTCATCTAAGCGCCCAGGAAAGTGGATGGCCATCTACGACAGCGTGAGATTCCAGTTTCGGATAGGATGCGTCCAGCGCTCTTGAGCTTTAAGTATACCGGCATAGAGTAGCTTTAGGCAGTTACACAGAATCTGTTACAAGGCCCCCTCAGATATCATGATCCGCTTCTTTCTCTTCCCTCTTTCGGTGTAGGTCATTGATAAACATGATATTACTTTTAATGACATGAAAAACCGACTCTAGTTGCATAAAAGTCATTACTACAGCGAGAGATAAAGCCAATATTTTCCAAAAAACTAGGTATTCCAAGTAAAAATCAAACGATGACAACACAACCTTAAAGAAAAAAATGAATAATATCCCAACAACCACTAAGGCTGATTTTAATACACTTCCCACGATAGATTCCAGTCGCTTTGTTTCATTTAAAGTTTCTGAAAAATCTGCATTTTCAATTACTTTTGGGTTAACTAAACGCTTTAACGCATTTGGATACAAAAAAGCTATCCATATACCCATTAGTGTAAAAACCATACTGGATATATTAAAAAGCAAAATCAGATATTCTTTGTAATCACCAAAAGAGTATCGCAGTTCAAGCTTTGTAAAAAAAACGACTGTTACAATCAAAAGAAGAATATACTTAAAAGAGTATTTAAACATTCTAAGCCTCTGCGACTTTATTTTCCGCCACCATATTTTCTTCAACTACCATACTAGCCTTATTTACTTCTTGTTTCAGCGGTTCGATATATCTCGACATGTTTTTTTTAATAGCATCATATAACTTCTCAGCAGACAAATAGTCCTCACCCGTACCTGAAATATTTACTATATCTTTAAGCCGGTATTTATCTACCCAAGTAACACCGTTCTCCGTTGCGAATCCAACATTATCCCACTCGTGACTTTTCCTATTCTCTTGAGCATTCTTCTCAATGATTTCTTTAATTTCCTTACTGGTCGGTTTCGCTTCCGCTTTAACTTCAATTTTACGCTTCTTGGCCTTAGGCTTCGCCCCCACATAAGGTACATAATCACTAAACTTCTTTACCCACTCAGCCCTTGCATCTTTAGCATCAACTAAGATCGTCTCTCTTCGGATTATATGTGTTACCTTCTTTGCTAATTCACTTAATTGAGAGTTTGATGTGTTCAAACTTTTTAAACTGATCCCAAACCTATATTGATAGCGACCTTGATTTTCTTTGTCTTGATAAGAAATCCTTACAAAGCCTTGCTCAGTGAACTCTTTCTTTCTATTCGGGTGTTTTACTCTGTTGTTTATACACCCTATAACATAATCTTCAAAGAGCTGAGCGTCACAAACTGAATGATCAAACTTGATAGAAATAACAGCATTATACCTCGGTAACACCCAATAGTAACAAGGCCGTCCCCAAATAACTTTGCTTCCTTTATAAGTATTTGTATACTTTACTACGTCCGTCGACCCTGTCTTTTTATCTTCACTTGCTCCCCACAACGTACCAGCATTATCGGTGTCAGATTTCCATAAAACTAAAAGAAAATCACCAGTCTCTGGATCTTTATAAATGTCTTTGCAGTAAGACTTTGATTTATTGTTTCTTGATTGAGCGGGATCCCAAGGAATAGTGAGAGACAAAGGCCTGTCTTTGACCCAATCCATTATTAGGTCAAACGTTTCGCCCAGCTCACACCCATGAGTTTGACTTTTACCAACTTTGTATAGTCCACAATGGTCTACATTAAAAAAGTTCATGTGCCCTGCACCAAACATCTAAAACTCCATGAAATAGTTATATTTTTATCGCCAGATGTAACTACGACTCACCTTAAAGTATGGTGATACATCCCTAAACCTTAACTTATAACACTCTACATGTATTTTAAACCAAAATTAACCCCCTCGTTACATAAACCCATCATTTCTACATAAAAACATGAAAACCTTGTTACACCATTTATTCAAAGCAAGAGCCCTCTTCTCCATCTACTCCTGTAAGTTATACCATTTTGAATAATTAACTGATTAAATTTATACGGCCATAAAGTAGAATGATTTCACCCTGTCAGCACATGAGATAAACGCATTCCATGCTTCAGTGACCCTACCCAAAATGTCATCGAAGTTTGTGAAGATTCTTTTTGATTTCTTGTGTTCTCTGAGCCAAACCCACACTTGTTCTATGGGGTTTAGCACCGGTGAATAAGGTGGTAGCCTAATGACCACCATATTATCCAAGCCCTCTACCAAACCATCTTTGAAGTACCAAGCTACGCGATCCATGACGACCAC